ACTTTCCGACGGGACATTTAACTGGTGCTAGTCTTGCTTTTATTTTCATAAAGCATCCGCACTGTGTACATCTAAATTTAGGCGTTAAAAATTCACATGATTTACATACATCAAGTCTATCTTGTACAATATCATCATCTGCTTTTATATAACCTGCAAACTCTTGAAAAAAATTCATTTAACACATTGCGTTAGCAAATTCTTCATAAGAATCATACTCTTCGCCATATGTCTGAAAAGCTGCTAAACATTGTTGATCAACACTAGGATCTATAATAGATGTATCTGGTTCATTTAAAGCAAAACCTTCTGTTCCTTGAAGTCCTCCCATAAATACATTACCAAACCCAATATCTCCTGCTCCTCCTATAGCACTTCCGCTAGACATGCCTGCATCTACAAAACCACCTTGAATACCAGGTTGTGGTTGTTGATATTGAAACTGTTGACCAAGATCTGCTGTATGTTCAGGACCCTGCGAACTTTGACCATATAAAAAATCTTGAAAAGTTTCATATTGATCAAAAAACCCACCTTCGTGAGATTGACTAATATAAAAATCATATAAATCATTCATGTTGTTTATATTATCACTATATGGACTAAAATTACCATATATGGAAGCTGTCAGCGCTCCTCTCCCAAATCCTGGACCACTTTGGGCTTGTCCAGCTCCAGGATCAACATTAGGGTTACCTAAATACATTTGATCTGAACCAGGTGCTTCTCTTGTGCCCATCATTGGGTCTTTCCTTCTTAGCATATTTCCACGTGTTGCATTTTTCATTAAGTCAAATGCCATGTGATTTTTATTATGTGCCATTTTCTATCTCCTTTGGTCTTTTGACCTCTTCGAGTGCGTTTTCACCAAATCCTTTAAACACTGCACCCGATATTTGTGTTACTGTTGTTTGGTTTTTATCCTCTAAATCCATAATATCAGACAACTTAAACAAAGCTTTTAGCCTAGTATCTGCTTTATCAGCAGTTTCAGCTTCAGTTTTTATACCTTTTAAGATATATTCTTCATTTACGCCAAGTTCTTCTAATACTGGCTTTAATTCTTCTTTCATAGCTGTAATTATCCTTTTAGTTCTAACTAAGTCAGCCGATTTTTCTTTAGCATAGCCTACATTTTTAGTCGGAAATGCTTTTAAGTAAGCCTCTTGTGGCTTTAATCCCTGTGCTAAATATAATACAAAAATACTTTCCGTCTTAGTTAAATCTTTTCTTTCTGCTAGTATATCGTCAGGATTTTTTTCACCACCAAAGGAATAGATATTAGTTCTTTTAGATGTATCCATCTTAATATTAGGACCTATAACAAAGGTTCCAGTACAAGTTCCAATATATTCTCTTACTCTATTCTTACCTTTATTGCGCAGCATCTTCCCGCGACGCAATACCTGTACTACACATTCATCGTCAGCTAACACCCAATCACCTACGTGACCATCCCTCCAGTCCTCTAAGACTTTAAGGTTTTTTGGAAGCGGATCGTTTGCTTCGTAAACCCGATGATTTATCTTTTTTATTAGATATTGCCTCATCACTCGCCTTATTTATTAGCTCTAACTTAGAGTTCATTTTCCCTAAGTATTCTTCTATGTGTTTTACACGCTTAGTCAACTCATCTACCTTTGCGTCAGTAATTTTTAACTTCTCATTTAGACTCCATGTGTCCATATTCCCTCCCGTTTATTAACGAAGGCCAGCGCCAGCTGGCCGATTATTATGACTTACCAACATTATGCTCGAGTATACATATCATGTCACTCTCGCTAAAGTAGTCATTAAGATCAATTGTTCCTAAGGTTACTGCTTCGGTAGTTTCTTCTATAAGTTTCTCTTCTATAAACTCGCATCTATCTTCGTCAGTATTAAATTCTATAGTTAAGATATAACGTTTTTTATTACTCATTTCAAAACCTCCTTTTAAACAAATTTATTACCAATAGTTTAATAGTTTTATAAATTAAAAGCAATAAAAATAAATCCTTGTAACTATTAATAAAATATGACTTTACAAACAGACCGACCAGTCGGTTTAGTTTTGTGCAATCAATCCTAAATTGAAATTAGGAAAAGTTTTAAAAATTGTAGCATTTTGATGTGTGGTCTTTTTAGCTATAACCGCCCTATCGGGCGGATTTCCAAAATGGAAATTTAGTTAAAATTCATTTAGAATTTTATGAATTAATTAAGAATTAAATTATAATGAAATAACAAAGGAGAAGTACAATGAATATAGAAATACCTACAGTTGAGTCGTTCGTAGTAAGAGTGTTGGATACAATTAAATGTTATGGTAAGAAGATACAAGTTGCACCAGAACGTAAAGGTTGGGATCCAATATTCAAAGTTAGAACACAGGGTAAGTGGGAAGTAAAGAATGAACGTAATGCTACTATTAGAGAAATAGCAGACGAAGCTAAGTTCTTTGGTTATGACTTGTCTCAACATTTCATGGATATGAAGTCTATGACATGCGAAGTGGAGGAAGGATAGAGGCTTTATGTCTCTATTCTATGAGGATATACACTATTTATACTGTAAAAGCGGTATAATTACACTGTAAACGATAGATAATTGTATTGTAACTGTGCAAGCTATAGTAATTACACACCAGTACGATTGTCTATCTTTACGGTATAAACTTACACTAAACACAAGGAGTTATTATGCAATCAATTAAACATGGTATCAAGCAATGGATAAAGAGCTGGACACACTGTGTATTATGTGAATACATGGTAAAGAAACATTTAATGTATAGTGATTTAATATGCTATACATGCTACACTAACAAACAAGGAGGTTCAGATGAATCACAGATTAAAATTAGACACATCAGTACTACAAAGTAATACATCAATGCATTTAGTACAGTATATAATAGAGCAAAGAAAAGTTCTTAAAGAGTTCATGAAAGTATTTAGCAACGCAGGTACAAAGATAACGGATAACGATATAAAAGAGTTAAACGAAGACTTTGAGTATATCATGCGTAAACACTCTGCTGCATTACATAAAAGGTGTGGCACAAATATATACCCTAAGTTACAGGGATATAGAGGAGGCCCAAATACTAAAGACAAATGGGCTAATCCTTCTCAAGAAGAGGTAGATAATATCTATAAAAAGTATAAAGAGGAGGAATAAACATGTCTATACATATTAAAGATTTACAGGAGATGATCAATATACTAAGAGATGTACAGACGTATATGTATATGATACATAAGAATGATACACTAGGTAATCATATAATGAAACGTATAGATAGGGTATTAATAGATGATAAGCCAGTAATACCTGAAGAGAGAGTCCCTGAATAAGAGTTGCCTGGCATACGCAGGATCAGTTTAAATGCATCTCGAGAGCACTGACAAAGTATGCCAACAATTATAAGCTGAGGTGATGGAGGGAGATAGTGGATACAGGTGGTTTACACCGTAAACAGAAGCTATCGAGGAAAAAGTGTAAGCTTATATAATATTAAATAAGGAGAAAACATGTTAAAAGTAAAAGTAATGAGACTAGATAAAAATGGTAATATGCAGTCATATACCATGAAACTTAAAGATACTAATACAAATAACTTAGAATTGGAGAAGCTGGCAGAACTTGCAGAAGATTATTACGTAGATCTGAGTGAACGCTGGCGTTAGTTAACTAAAGAAAAGGAGGCCAACATGGCAACAGTAAGAACAATAAGATGGTTATCAGGTGGTGGATTCGTAGATAAACAAGTAAATGCTACAACAGTAGCGCAATTAAGATCAGAACTAGAAATATCTTCAACTGCTGATATTGCAGTAGACGGTGTAAACGTGAGTGATACACATGAATTAAATGATGGTTCTGTTGTGGCAGCTGTACAGAATAATAAGTCTGGTGGAAGCAGCTGCTAAGTTAGTGTAATACAATAATAGGGGATGTGAGTCTCACGTCAATTTGACTTGCGTACAGTGCCTGTGGCGATAACAGTGCCAAGAAAAGAATTACCGAGCATTCCCCTGTTTTAACTTAATAAGGAGGATACAAATGAACGATACAATAAGTAATATGATGACTTATGAACCAGATATAAGAGATTTATCACAAAGATTACATTTGGGACCACAAGGAGAAATATTAGAATTACTAGAACGATTTAATGATAAATATATAGCTAAAAGACCAAATCATTATCATACTTTAGCACCTATGGAAACAAAGAAACTAGGAGTTACAAAGAAGTTTTATTGGAAGCCTGGAGCATATGATACTATAAAAACAATTATTAATTCTTCACAATATTTTACTATGAAAGCTCAATCTATGCAGAAAATAATGGATAGAGTTAGAACACAAAGTACATGGAGAATTAGAAATCTAGATACCGATATAAGCGAAATAGAAAATAAAATATCTACATTAAGAGCTAATGGAGTTGTTATGCAAGATAATACGGATGACGTTC